GGTTTCCCTTGGTACCCTCACACAATACAGCAGCCTGGGGTCGCGTCGAGGTCGCAGCGTCCCAGGCTTCACACTCTGTAACACTCGCAGTGGATCAGGTCTGCCGGCGATCCTCAACCGTGATCTGCAGCGCTGGCGCCTGGGCGGCCAGGGTCTCCGGCGCAACCTCGCCGACCACCGCGCCAAGGTCTCGCATGAGTAACTGTGCAGAGCCGATCTGCCCTTTGCGGATAGCTGCGTCAATTGCTCTCATGCGCATAGCCTGAAGACGTGAAACTATACTCTCGCGATCTTTGCTCCAATCGTCCTCGTTCCACTGTTTCACGGCGTCCCAGTCACGCCATGCTGTAACTTCGCCGATGCTTTCGCGATCAGCATGATCTAGCACCAGCTGCCGAACGGGCAGGCCCGTCAACTGCCGCTTATAAAGCCGCTTCCGCCGCTCTTCAATCACGGCGTCAGGGTTGCGCTTCCCGTAAGGCCTAGGCCTTTTCTCTACAGTCTCCGGAAGATCTTCCGGAACCACGCTGTTAGCTTCCGGCTGATCCGTCACAGTTACAGTCTCCAATCTTTGGTTCAATCTTAGGCGCACACTGAAAAGCCCGGCAGCATGGCCGGGCCCGTAAGGTCTGCAGTGTGCCAATCAGACTGACCGGAAGACCAGCCATTCACCGCCGCCTATGTCATGGAGCCGGTAACCATCGCCAGTCTGTAGCTCACGCCATGCTGCATCCCAGTCAATACAGTTCAGCGGCCAGTGCTGCTGATCACTGACCATGCCGGAATCGTAGGCGGTCTGCTCTGCAAAATCAGCACCAGCCCTTTCCTCTGACCAGCCGTCGGCTCTGCCCTGATAGGCATCCTCGACATTGTCAGGATCCAGCCCGTCAGCTTCCAACCGCGCCACCAGCTCAGCCCAGCCGGTGGGGTCATCGTTACCGAAGCTTAGAACCTCTAGCGCGTCGCACCATTCCGGCGTCAGCCAGAACCCAAAGCACGCGCCATCCCCTTCAGACGCGCCAAACGAAAAGCCCGCCGGCGCCCAGGATTGCAGCAGGTCGAAAAGCTCAGCCAGGGTATCGGCTGCCAGATCGTCGTTCCAGTCAGTCTCGCTAGAGTCCTCGCCTACAAGTAAGGTCAGGGGTTCCAGCAGATTGGCAGGGATCCGTTCCTGTAGGACTTGGGCCAGCTGCTCTGCCGTGGTCCAGAACCTAGGGAGCAGGTCCTCTGTCCGTAGCGTGTCGCTGCTGACGATCCAGGGAAAGGTCGCTAGCTGCTCTGGTGTGTACGTTGCCATGGTGGTTTGCCGTGGTGTGGCTTGTGTGCAATGGTAAGGCCTGAACCGGCCGGCCGTCAAACCAGAACCGGCGCCAGAGGATCGGTCGATCCATCAGGCCAGGGGTAGGGTTCCCGCCGCCATTCCTGCGAGGGATCCAGCAAGGGCAGCCCGGTCAAGTCTCGCAGGTCGTACAGGTCCAGCGCTTCCGCTACCTTTGAAATACGGATCCAGAACCCGCTGTTTTGCTCTTCTTCCCAGTACTGGTTAGCCGCTTCCGCGCAAGTGTTGAAAAGGTCCAGCAGCTTAGGATCCAGCACGGCGTCGGGGATCAGGTCCAGCTGATCATCAGCCCAGAACTTGGCAGTGCTCGGCCCATACTGGTTAGCCTCGACCCCTGCTAACGGGGCGTATTGCGCCAGTGCATCCCGTACGGCATTCCGCCACTCTGAGGCGGCCCAGCTATCCCAGGCCTGTTGCTGGCATTCCAACTGGAGGTCAGAGTGGTCTCCGTCATCCAACACGGGGTAACTCTCCAGGGACTCTATAGTCTCCAACATTTCGTCAGTCAGGAACCTAAGGTCCAGCGCGGTCCCGTCCGCGTCGCCGTCTGCCAGTTCCAGTTCACGGTTGAACTGCTCACGAAATACACGGGCGTTGGATCGGTAGTGTGACGGGGCGTCATAACCACCGGGCCAGCTGCAATCAGCGTCAAGTTTTGCCGGGCTGAAAAGCAACCTGCAGTTGCGCCAGTGTTGTTGCTGGCATTCGATCAGTGCAGCTTCTGCCGTCCGAATGCCGAAACACGGCAGACGGTCCAGATCGTAGCCTCGTTGGTTCTGATCCCTGCGATCTAGGATCCAGGTTCCCTCGCAGCCGTCAAGGCGCTGCAGACGATCCAGCAGAACAGGATTCGGTTTTGTCATGGCGTGGTTGGCCGAACGACTCACACAGTATGGGCCCCAGCCCTGCCCACACTCTGCCGCTGTTGTGATACTTAACAGTCCGGCCGGCTGGGTTGCTTGTGCTGTTACTGTGCAAGGGTTAACCCTTACCGAGGGACCATGCGCAGCATGCTGACAACGTGCCAGGCACCTTTACAGGTCAGTCTGGCGGCCGTCGAGCGGGTGCCAGGCGGCCACCCTGAACCCGTAGTCGAGTTCAGGCGGCCCGGCGGTTGGCTTCTGAGCTCCTACTACCTGTCAACGTTCCAGGCAATTTCACAGGGTCTCACCCTTGACGGTGACGGAACCTACCTAAGCGCCGCCAGCGTCAAAGCGTGCCAGGCATGGTTGCGGGAGGTTCTGGCATGAGCGGCGGCGAATGGACGACACAACGCGAGCGTAAACAGCTGGCGGCAGATGCCCGCGAGCTACTGCGCGAGCAAATCCGCAACGAAAAGCGCCAGTTACGGGACCTGCGGTATTGCGCCGAGCGGTCGACCTTGACCGCCGCAGAATGGCGGGATCTGCTGACGCTGCACCAGCAGCACGGCAAAGAAGGGATCCGCGAGCTTTGGGAATCGCTGATCCCATACTGGGAGGCTTGCCAGACCGTCAACCGGGGCGAGGCTTGCCCCAGTGATCTCAAACCGGCAGGCCTGAAATTATCCGCACAAAATGCGCGCACAGAACCACTGACACGTCCCAAGCCTGGGGCACCACGCAAAGCCCGGACCGATAAGGGCAGAGCTCGCCCCAGCTATAAGCCACGCGGAAACTAGGTCATCCGCCCCAGTCAACCGGCTGGGGCCTTTTCACTGTCTACGGGTGAGACTCACGAGACACACCACGAGACACCCCAGGGGCAGAGTCGGCCCGGTACCAGCAGCCATGGAAGCTAGTACGTATGCACTACAAAACTGTCAGAAACTCGCAAGGCCATGAATGGGATTCCAGGCATGAATGGGTTTTTACCGAAGGCGCAGCCTGAGGCCATGAATGGGTTTTAGCCGAGGTCGCAGGTCGAGGTCTTGAATGGGTTTTCGAGGTCTTGGAAGTAACGCACCACGCGAGCGAGGTATGCATCTTCTGCGGCACGCAGCTCTGTATCGCCGAGAAAGTGCTGCTGGGGTGGACCACAGCGGCGTGCCAGCACAATGACACCGCCGGATGGGCGGAGGCCCGTCAAGTGCTGCAGTCCCAGGCTGTACGCTCCAAGCTGGTGGACGTATGAATGGCCGTCGTCGAGCTGCTTGCGGTTGACTGTGGTTTTCCAGTCAGCAACGATGATCCCTGAATGCCCCTTGAGACACACCAGTCCGTCGCAGGTGCCGGCGAAGCCGGCTGGATGATGTATGGAAAACTCGGATGCGAAGATTTCTGTCACATTAGTGACGATCCAGTCAGATAGGCCGCGTGCATAGCCTGAGGCGCTCCAGCCAACACGGGGGACGTTGGGGCGGACCTTCTCTAGGGCCCAGCTGGTGATCTTGGGCGGGATGCGTGCCAGGCCGTCAGAGTCCCAGCTGATGGCGTTGCGCTTGTTGGCGGTGTTACGTGCCAGCTGCTGGGAAGTCTTAAGCAAATATTCAGCTTGTGAATGGGCCATGTTGCCTCGGGTGGCGGCAACGTTGCGCTGGGTGGTGGCCTCTTCGGGTCCCAGGCGGGCGATCCAGCGCTCCAGTCCTGTTGTATCGCTGGTTTCCTTCAGGATGTGTGTAACACTATGGTAGATAGTACCGTTTGCGTCTCGGTAGACGCGGAATGGGCCAGAGTTGTCTTGTACCAGCCTCCATTTACGTAGTGATGCCAGCGTGTCTTGTGTGTTGGAGGCCATTTGGATACTCTTTCCCATAACTACATTACCCTGTCAAGCTCGGTTTGGCAATAAAAAGCCCCCGGTGAAGGGGGCCGTAACTTAATAGTGTTTAAGTAAACCGGCTAGTCCAGTCGCCGCAACCGCTTTCACCGTGTACGACGGGCCACAGGGTTTTGTAATGCACGATGTTGTCGTTGTAAGCGACGGGGCTGGGGGCGTGTCGATGACATTCTCCGAAGGAGTTTTGCGGCTCCTTTTCGATGTCCTCGAAGTACCAGCCCCAGCGGCAGGTGTAGCACTGCTGATCCATGTCAGGCAGCCTTGAAAGGGTTACCGCCGGTAAGGAGGCGGCTGATGTCGAAGCCTTCGGACTTGGATTCGAGCCAGGCGGCGTCGATGTGCTCTTGGCTGCCTTTCTTGCGGGGGACAGGACGGACCGTGTACTCCGTCGTAAGGCCCGAGCCCTTTTTGCTGATCGTGAAGTCCCAGGCAAGCAGGTCCTCGTAGTCCTCCATCTGGGAGATCTGGTCGATTTCCTTCAGAATGGACTTCTGCGTGATCTGCAGGACTTGGACTTTGCCGGACTCGTAGTTGTAGACCGGGACCGCAATGAAAAACTTCAGGTCGACGGTGCCGGGGCCGCCACGGCCTTCGCGTGCTTCAAAGTCGCCCAGCTCCACCGTGACGTCCTCGGGGGTGGGTTCTTGCTCGAAGCGGAAGGGCTTGGACTGGCCGGCGCATTGGCCCCAGACTTCGTAGCCCTCCAGGGGCTCGTCCGAGAGCAGTGCGAAGCGGACTGAGCCGCCGTCAGGGAGTTTGGAAAGTTGCAGGTAGCCGCCGCCGCTGCCCGAGCTGTTGACGTTGGCTGAAGCAGTCTTGGAAAGAAATGCCATGGTGAATGGTCGGTTTGAATGGTCGCCGGGTGGCAACTCTCATACAGTAGCACGGGGTTGCCTGGATGGCTACCATAGAAAAATGCCCCAAGGCTGCCGGCCTCGGGGCACACTCAAAACTTTCACTGTAGGAGTCTAACATCGTGTCGCATGAGACGCAAGAGCTTCTGGCATTTGTGCGCCAGTTGCCTGTCGGGTTGGCGTATGCGCCCATATACCGGAAAGATGCGCTGCTCCAGTCCGGGAAGGTCAGCAAGGGCAAGACGCCGCTGGAACGGTCGCATCACGTCGTCATGGATCCGGCGGATGTCGCGTTGCAGATCGAGCGCAAGCCGGAAGTGTTCCAGGCGGTTGGTGTGTTCACTGGGGCGAGGAGCAACGGCCTCGTAATCCTTGATGTGGACAGGAATCTCGCCAGATTGAAGAGCAAGTGGTGCGATTCGCTCGACGGTGCTCCAGTCGTTACGTCCACCAAGGCCAATGCGGCGAAGTACCTGTTTCGCGTCCCAGAGGCTCTGTGGGGCGTTGTAAGGGGTTTTGGGTTGTCCGATACCGGGCAGGGCTATGAGGTCCTCTGGGGCCGTCAGGGACTCCTCTACGGGGCGTATCCGGGCTCCAGTGATGGGAAGGCTCCAGCTGGGCGGTACGGCTTTCAGGGCGATCTTGAGGCCATTCCGGAGGCTCCAGCGTGGCTGCTGGCTGAGATGCGTGATTCCGCCGGTAAAGAGCTACAAGACGGCGGGTTCATCAAAAACCGCAAGGCGCTTGATTTCTCAGATCGAGATCCGGCTGAGGTGGCTGAGATTATTCAGTCCGCGTTGCGGGTGATTCCAGGGCAGGGGGCCGGTAGTCGGGACCACTGGGTCAAGGTGGGTATGGCGATCCACTCGGAATTGCCTACGGACTTGGGCCTCACCTTGTGGGCGGCATGGTCGTCAGATGATCCTGAATACAGCGAAGAGTGGGCTAGCTCCAACCCCTGCGAGGAGGTTTGGAAGTCTTTCAAGAAAGGGCCGGTGACGCTTGGGTCGCTGTTCTGGATGGCTGATCAGCAGATGCCAGGGCGGCTGTGGCTGTCTGAGGATTTGCGCAGGGTTGTTGACAGTGCTGAGCAAGACCGCGTGCAGCGATTTCGTAGCACTGGTCTTTCGCACGAGGAAATCGTCAAACGGGCGACGGCGGCCATGGGGTTGCCCAATCCTTCGGAAGTGCAGCACAAGCTCCACGAAATTGCGCTGGAAGCTGGTTACAGGGAGGCCGCTGCGGTTGTGCGGCTTCTGATTGCGGATCAGGAATACAGGCGCGGATCACAGGGAGGAACTCTGCAGGAAATTTTTGCCACGGAGGACACGCCAATCGAATACCTCATTCCTGATCTACTGCCTAAGCCGGGGACAGTGCTGATCCACGGACGTGGAGGCTGCGGCAAAACTATGGCTGTCATGACGCTTGCCAAGCACATTGCACGTGGAATCCCGTTTTCTGTGCGAGGGGCTGATGTTCCAGTTGAACCGGGCAAGGTGCTTTGGCTGAATGGTGATCAAAACAGTCGGCGGATTCGGAAGCAGTTTGCCGATCTGGATTTCACAGCTGATGACCCTGTTGTGGTACAGAACAAGGTTTCGATGCTCTGGTATCCGTGGTTTATCCAGCAGATCGAAGAGCATCGGCCTTCCCTTGTTGTGTGGGACTCCGTTACCGCCTGTATGAGGGGCTGCGCTTACGACCAGAACAAGGCTGAATACGCCGAGCCCATTTACTGGTACAGCGCCGAGAACGGCGAGAGCTTCCCAGCAACCACGATCGTCTTCATCCACCACGCAGCCAAAACAGGCGACTTCAGGGGAACCTCGGCGCTCCAGGATGCCGTGGATGAGTCTTGGGGTATCCGTAGGCCGGAGAAAGCCGAACTGGAGCGTGTAGGGGCTTCTGCACGGCTCATAACCATCGGTAAGAGCCGGGAAGGAAACGAGGGCAAGCAGCTGATCCTGCGCCAGCAGGAAGACCTGACGTTCTCGCTCCAGGATCTGCCGGCTCTGGAAGGAGTCGATTCGGCCAGTCCTGCCTCGATCATCGACCGGGTGCTTCAGCGGCTGCGCACCAAAGGCGTGCCAATGACTCGGACTGAGTTGAACGCCGACCCTCTCCTTGGGGGCAGCGTCAGCGCAATCTCGAAATCGCTCCAGCGATTGGTCGACCGGGGGCTGGTCTCGGTTGAAGGAGAACGTTCCAGCAAGCGTTACTCAGCAGTACTCGCGCGCGTGGGGGGAGGAGGTATAGCTTGTCCCAAAGAAGAAGAATCCAGTGCTGGAGAGGGATCTCAGGAAATGGGTTGTCCCAGTTTGTCCCAGTTTGTCCCAAGTTGTCCCAAACCGGAGCTTCAGACGGGCTTTGGGACACCCAAAGGACAGGTTGGGACAAAACGGGACAAAATGGGACAACTCAAAACAGTAGATCCGTTGCAGGGCAGTGGATCTCAGAGTTTGGGACAACAGGACACGTCTATCTTCACGCGCGAGAGCCAACGCACTCCCGAGGAGATGGCGCAGCTGCTGCGAAGTGCTTCGGACAGCTGGACGTAGTACAACAGACACGCGGGTCATTCCCGTGTCTTGACGAGCGGGTGTACGCAAAACCCTGCCGTTACCGGAGAACTGCCCGTGCTACGAACGCCTAACTTTTTCTTGGGCCTCCTGCGGGTGGTCGCTTGGATCTTCTGGAGAGACCCCGTGGATGTCGCAGACAAGTCCAAGCGTGAGCCGAGGCCGCCCAGGCGGCCCACGCTCTGCTACACCGTCGGAAACGTGCCCGATGAGATCCACAGCATCGTGCGTACCAGCTGGTTTAGGAAGGGCAAGCCTGTCGAGGTCGATGAGATCCAGATCTTCGAGTGCGGCGACAGCACCCGAATCTTCCACTACGTCGTTGGGCAGGCCCTGCGCCAAGGGGCAGACGTCTCCGTGCTGACCACCTACCCCGCCCACATCCTCGGCGTACCCGAGGGTTAAGTTTTACAACTGACGGGATTGCCGGCACCGCTGGCTGTGTGTAACACTATGGGCAGGGGGCGAGAGCTTCCTGCCCTGTTTCTGTATTAGAGGACTATGGACACCCACACCAGCCTGCACACCAAGCTGGACAACAGCAAGCTCAGCGAGTACTACTTCGCAACCCGCTGGGCCATCACCAGCATCAAAGAACGCATCGCAAACACCGAGAAGTACGGTCTCAGCGCCAGTTACGACAGGCACCAGCTGGAACGCTTGGAGGACATGGAGCAATGGCTCAAGATGAGCTGGGACACGTGGATGGAGCAGTTGACCGGCCATCGTGTTGAGGAGGTGAGCCGTGGCTGATGTTCTCGAAGTGTTGGACCTTTCTTTTGGGGTGGATGGGACGTGCCATGTCGAGGCCCTGGTCGATGATGTGGTCGTGGTGCATCCGCCCACCATGGAAGAGCCGGCCGAATGGGGGCCTGCCGTGTGCCGAGGCTCCTTCTACTTTTGTGATGAAGACGTAATTCCAGCTACCGATGCAGGACTCCGGCGCATGTTCGAGGACCGAATCGAGAACTGGGAGGTGGTGGACCAGTCCGATCTCTACGACTTTGGCGAGGACGACGCGGAATGAGGAGGATTACGACGACTGGGGCTACGGCACGGAGCCGATACCGGGCGACTCGACGTGGGTCGCCCCACGCAACCTCTGTCAGCTTCATCGGCGAGTTTCTGACACTCTTGCCGCTGCTGACACTGTTACGCCTGACCGCCTAGCCGCCCTGGCGCTCTTCGAGATTCTCAGTGTCCCAGCTGAGACTCTTATTGCGATTCAACGGGCTTATGCCAAACAGGCTGATTGAGTACTACACTGCACAACGTTCAACCAACTCTCATGCTCACTCTTCTCTCTGACAAAGAAACCCACGATCTGCTGACCAATATCCAGGCAGCGTCTGACATCATTCAGAACCTGACGCGGATCGTCGGCTGCGCCCAGACCGTCACCCTCGAACTGGAGCAAAAAACTCCGGAAACCGTCAAAACCGTCAAGCAGCCCCAGTCTCAACCTAAGACTCGTGTGTCTCGCCGCAAGAAGCGGGAGATGCTGCGTGAGGCAGATGTGCGGGAGATCAAGCGCATCTTGATCGCCAAGGAGTTATCTGCAGTCAAGCTGGCTAAGCGGTACGGGGTGCATCCCACCACGATCAACTGCATCAAGTACGGCAAGACCTGGAAACATGTCGAGCCGGCTGTATCCAACGTTGTCACGCTCCATAGCTGATGATTTTGTGTGATTCGCAAATTGCGGCCCTGTGCAAACAGGGCCTTGTCGATCAGTACGACCCAGCACTGGTAAATCCCTGTTCGCTGGATGTACGACTGGGGCCGACGATCTTGTTTGAGACTCAGCTTGCGACTGAGTTCCAGCAGGTCAGCATCGGGGACACCAGTCAGGAGTCGCCGTACTTCATGGCGCCGGGTGAGTTTTTGCTTGCGGCAACACTGGAGCGCATCACGGTGCCTGATGACTGCGCGGTGCAGTTCATGCTCAAGTCTTCCCGTGCCAGGGAAGGGATTGAGCACAGCTTGGCCGGATTTGCAGACAGCGGGTTTTCCGGGATCTTGACACTGGAGCTAAGCAACATCAGGCGGTTCCATCCGATTCCGATTTGGCATGGGATGCGCATTGGGCAGCTTGTAGTTCACCGCTTAGCAGAAGTACCGCAACTTACTTATGCAGCGCGTGGGCACTACCAAAACGACGGCACTGTTCAACAATCCAAGGGGTATTTTCAGTGAACGATCCAGTCAACCATCCCACGCATTACGCCAGTGGAATGCGTCAGTTTGAGGTGATTGACAAAATTGAGGATGCTGTGCAGTTTGCGCCAGATCCCGTTTTGGGAGGTTTGCAGTGGCAGGTGCTTAAGTATGTTGAGCGCTGCTGGTGTAAAGATGATCCACGGCAGGATTTGATGAAGGCTCGCTGGTATCTGGAGCGCTTAATTGCAAAGTTGCCGGATGACGATGGCTGACCTCTCCCCCGCCGCGCAACAAGTGTTCTGGGAGTTCAATCGAGCAGCCAGCGGGAAGCCGGATGACTGGCACTATATGCCTGCAATCGCCGCCGCCCTGCGAGCTGCTGCGGGTGAGGTGGTGCCATACGACGAACTGAAAGGCAGCGACCCAGATGCGTGGACACGCGACGATGTGCGCAACGATCTCCTGGCCATTGCCACCGAGCTAGAGGGCAATGCCTAGCCCGCGCATACCAACGCAGCGCGGTCGTAACTACACGGTGAACATCCGCATGAGCCGTGAAGAGATCGAAGCTGCCCGCAAGCTGGGCGGCGGCAACATCAGTCAAGGCTTCAGGCACGCCATTCGCTATGCGACGGATCGTGATATGAAGCCGGTGACGCTTACAACGCTGCTGCGTTCGGCTGCAGTGCTGGCCCAAGACCTGGAGGACACCTGCAAGCAGTTCCGGTCTGATGCAATGTCCAATGTACGCAACCGTGTTTCAACAAAAAATGCTTAGAAAACAAAAAGATCCACGCTTTATGAACGGTGATCGTGTAGCCGAGAAACCCAAGAAACGCATGGTGCTGACTTACAGCGCCGAGACCAAGCAGCGGATCCAGCCGTTCTTTACGCAGCGATATGGCACCGTGATGGCTACCATCTACCGCACCAATGCGCGGGGCTCACGGGTGCCTTACGTTGCTGTGCTATGGGATGGCTCCAAGACCCAGTCGTTTCACACGCAGAATCGGCTTTGCTTGGAGCGTGATCTGGCTGCCGAGGTTGCCGCGTACAACGCAGCAGGCGAGTAGTTATGCCCGCTGTGCATACACCTTGCCCGGAGTGCTCCAGCAAGATGAGCTACGTGCTAATGACCAACCAGGATCCGGATGGGCGGATTGTCCGTCGGCGGGTTTGCCGGGCCTGCGGGCACAAGTGGTACACGCTCCAGTGGGCGGAAGAGCTGATTTCGCCCTACCAGCTGCGGTGGGAAGGCAAAAAGCCCTACCTGCGAGTGTGAAGATTTACAACAGCCCGGCGGTGCAAAGCGGTTGTTGTGTAGTACAGTAAGTGAGTTGTCGCCCCACCTGAGGCCTCCATGTCTGACTTTTACAAGGTTTCCACGCTTGTCGCTGAGTTCAAAGGCAAGCTGGATGTCATCATCAAGCGGGATGGCTCCCGGCATCAGATGGATGCACACATCCCGATGCATGTAATGGGCCTTCTTGAGGATGAACTCCAGCCGATTCTCAAAGAGCTGATTACTGCAATCGAATGGGAGCCTGGTGACGAAGATCTCTGCCCTGCTGAGCCGCCGATCACTGTGGCCGATATGCACCAGGCGGCTTGGGTACAGCATGTGCAAATGCACAGCTGAGACGGTTTTTGATGCAAATGCACGTTTGAGGCACTGAACAATGCGTTTTTTACAAGGGATCGAGCACCTTCTGTCGCTCGCTAATGCCACGACTGTGGCGTTTGACTGTGAGACGACTGGGCTCCAGCCGACATTCGGCGGGTTGCGGTTATTGCAGTTAGCCGCGCTGGATCGGGATCCGGTGGTCATTGACTGCTGGGAGCTGGAGGATCACCAGTGGGTGGACATCGAGGAGTTCTTTGCGCAGAAGCGTTACTGGCTGGCGCATAATGCGGTGTTCGACTTGGGTTGGCTGCAGGAGCACGAGATCTATCCCAATGGGGAGGTCTTGTGCACCATGCTGGCTAGCCGGATCCTTACCAATGGGCAGCCGAACGTAAAGCACGGTCTGCAGACTGTTGTAAAACGTTATCTGAAGGAGGAGATCTCTAAGGAAGAGCAGAAGAGTGACTGGTCGGGCGATTTGACCCAAGGGCAGTTGGAGTATGCAGCAAAGGACGTGCAGCTGCTGATTCAGATGGATGGGCCGATTAACCAGCGGATGGCAGAGGCGAATCTGCATCGGGCTTGGTTTTTGGAGTGTCGGGCGTTGCCGGCGATGGCGCAGCTTTGGCGAACCGGCCTGCCGTTTGATCGCAGCGGATTAGAAACGCTCCAGCGTGAGCTGACGCTTCAGCATCGGACGCGAGGTGAAGAGTTTCTGGTTGCTTTGGATCAGGCATTGCCGGAGGACAAGAAACTGCCGAGGTTTGCTGATGGGCGTCTAAACACCAACGCCAAGGCCACCGGAACAGCACGGGGTGGCGATCGGGTTGAGGCAGGTTTCAACCTGAACAGCCCCAAGCAATTGCTGGATGTCTTTACTGCATTACTTGGTAATGCACCAGTGACGGCAGATGGGAAGCCCAGTGCCAGCAAGCTGGTGTTGCGTGAGTACGTGGCTGATCATCCTGTGGTTGCGGATTACCTGGCCTGGAAGCGGATTGAGAAGCGGCGCCAGATGGTGGAATCGCTCTTGAAGCACCTGGGTGCCAGTGGCTACATCAAGGCTAGTTACCTCCAGTTGGGGGCTGACACAGGGCGCATGAGTTGCATGAGTCCCAACCTGCAGCAAATTCCAAGAGATTCAAGGTTTAGGGAGTGCGTCAAGGCGCCAGATGGATGGAGACTGGTAGTGGCGGATTACGCGCAGATGGAGTTGAGGCTGGCGGCAGCCGAAGCTCAGGATGAGCTGATGATCCAAGCGTTCCAGGCTGGGACGGACTTGCACACACTGACAGCGATGCAGATTTATGGCGTTTCAGCAGATGAAGTCACAAAAGATCAGCGCCAAGTTAGTAAATCAGCCAACTTCGGATTGTTATATGGAAGCGGTGCAAAAGGACTCAGAAACTATGCAGCTGGCATGGGCATACAAATGGATATTACTGAAGCGGAAAACGTACGGAAAAAGTTCCACGCTGCTTATAAAGGGATCAGCAAATGGCAGCGTGAAAATGCTGCAGCTGCTAATGCGGCTAAAGGGAATGCCGCGATCAAGATTCGTCACTCCGGGTTGCGGAGGCTTCTTTACGGCGATCACAATTCGCTCACGATTCGCTGCAACACTCCAATCCAAGGGGCTGGTGCGGCGGTGCTTAAGCGCACGCTCGGTAAGTTGTGGCCGCTGCTCCAGGCAGACGGGGAAGAAGTTGTGCGCCTAGCTGGCGTCGTGCACGACGAAATTATCTTGCTGGTGCGTGAAGAACATGCCGATATATGGGCGCATCAGTTGAAGGCAACGATGGAAGAGGCCGAAGCTGAGTGGTTGGATGATGTGCCGCCGCTTGCAGATGCCAATATCGGTATGACTTGGGCGGAGGCAAAATGAAGTACACACCTTGTAATTATGTGGCGTTGTTGCGGACGCCTGGTGGGCTGCTCCAGAAGGCCACGATCATGGCAGACAGCATGACCCATGCGCATCACACCATCCGGGAGTTGTGGCCGGGTTTGCGGATGGTCAGACTCACTAAGGAAGGTGACTGGTGACGTAGTGCCGAAAACTGGTCGGGAATTGGTGCTCCAGTGGCTCTATGACGAGATCAAGCGGGCAAAAACCGCTGATCTCCATAGGGCTGCTGCCTTTTTGGAATGGGCACGTGGTATCCGGGCTGGTTGTGCCAAGCAAAGGGGTGGGGCGCGGATGGCGCAGGCCAATGGCTGGCGCAAGTACGTGGACGCCCCAGTGCGTTGGTAGTGCTATTGTGTAGCAGAGTAGACGGTTTGCTATGCCCCTGCAGCACGGACGGAAGCTGTATTGCCAGTTGCTGGTCGACCAGCATCGGTATCAGCTGCTGGAGAGGTTGGCCGCAAAGGAAGGCAAGCGCACAACGGCGCTGATGCGGGAAATGGTGTACACCATGCTGGAGAAAGCTGTGTCGGTGTCGGACTACAAGGCGGCTGAAGCGGCGGATCGTGCAGCATGGGCAGACTCGGTAAAGCGGCGGGTAGAAGGACGCCAGCGCTCCAAGCAAGAGACGCAAGTAGACGCATGAGACTTAGTTGTAAATCGTTGTAAGTCTGACTTGGGGTGGGGTCGGCGGTTAGGCTTGCACAGTAGTCTCGCGGGAGTTCCGTGACGCGCTTTGTTTTGAAGGTTGGGTCCCAGTTCGTTGCGGCGGTTTACTCGTCAAACGAGTGGATGGCTTTTACTCAGAATCCTGATGACGCTTGTTCTTGGGTTACTTACGAGCGGGCTATCAGTGCTGCTCGAATTGTTTGTCGGCGCTGCAATAGCGAGGTTTTTGTGCACGCTGTTGAAGAGCCCACCTACCCGAAAAGCTGGAGCGCCTGCCGTGCTTGAAGGTAAAAAGCTCGACTACTTCGAGTTGCAGATCTGGTTGCCAGGGCAGGGGCCGCTGCGGGATATGATTCGCGCAGAGTCTTTGAGGCAGGCGTTAGCCTTTGCTCGGAACCGCTACCCAGGTTGCTTGGTGGAAGTTCCAGAGACGCCGGCTAAACTCAGGCCGCTGTCCAAGTCGTACAACGGCGCCGAAAGCGAGCGCCTGCGCAAACTCAAGGCACTCAAAAATGAAAGAAACTGAACAGGCTGTGCTGGAAATTAAAGTGCAAGATGCACGCCAGCGGTTTTTGGACAAGTTGTTCTTTATGGATGGCCGTGATAACCCGGAGCATCCACTACATGCCACCTACACCGGGTTGTACGAGCAGTACGCTGAAAAGCTCCAGCACGATTAAGCGGAGTCGCGATCGAGGCCGCAAATTTCCGACAGGTTGTTAGCGGCTTCTTTTATCGCCCACCTGCATTTGGTGCGCTCCATGTGATAAAGGGTGTTCAAAAGCAGTGCGGCCTCGAATAAGCCGTTCCAGTCCTTTTCGGTGTAACGCTGTCTGAGCCAGTGGTCATGCTTCGCCTGGTCGAAGGCGTTTTCTGGTGTTTGCTCCAGTGGGTTCATGGTCACATCGGGCGGATTTTCAGGTACCAGCCGCTGTCGGGACCGTCAACGAGCCAGCGAGGAAGCCAGTTTTTTCGGGAGTATGCCACGCCGGCGCCTCCTTTGTTGCTTATATAGCCACCATTCACCAAATCGGCATCGCCATTTGGGTCGTTGTGCAGGAAGTGGGTCGGGGTGAAGCCGATCACCACGCTCCAGTGGCCTGAACCAGTGGGCTTGTTGACCGGGCCGCGATGGAGCCAGCCCACTGGGGTGGGGTAGCCCATGCGGATTTCGGCTTCCAGGTCGGAGGCGGTGCCTTCTTGCTCGAACGTGGCGCGGAGTCCCAGCTCTTTCAAAGCGGCGATTTGGGCGTGTACGTTTGTACTGTCCCCGTATTTGCGGCGGATTAGGTTGTAGGCGTCGTCGTTGCCGATTTTTTTCCAGTACCGGGCAACCATTGCACAGCTGGAGCTGAAGCACTCGCGGTAACCTGTGCCGCTTTTGTTGTCGAGCTGGTATTCGTAGGGGACTTTGAGAATAGATTCGTTAGTTTTTACGGTTTTTTCTGCTTGGGTGTTAATTACCTTTACCAGCTTGTTTCCGTAATCGGGATTGGTAGCGTAGCCTTCTTTTTGTAGCCAGTGGGCGGCGTCTTCGATGCTGGTGGCGTTGTTGCAGCCTTTGTAGGTTTTGTAATCTTTATACCAGCGATCAACTAAATAGCAGACGGCGGTTTGGATGTCTGGGAATTGCAGGAATGAGTCGCGGATTGTGATCCACTGGCCGTTTATAAATTCTTGCGTGGTGCTGGTGGTGCCATCGCCTTTTAGGCCGAAAAAGTTGTTGCGGCCTGTTACAAGTTTGCCCCAGCTAGATTCGAGGGCCCATTGGGCGGCAACCAGTTCTGGGTATTTGGCGCCGGCAATGCGGCCGGCCATCAAAATGCCGTCCCAGTTGTTTTCGATTGGTGGTTGCTTGCCGGACTGGCTCCAGGTTTTGAACCACGGTTGGGTGCGGTTGAGCAGCTTGGGGTCGGCTTTGTTGATCGCTTCCTCCAGCTCGGCTAAAGCCGCCATTTGGTGGGGAAGCGATCGGTAGAACCGAGCTAGGTCGAGTAGACGAATGGTGCTGGTCATTCGCGTTTCCAGGGCGCGTGGATCGAGATGGGTCCGCCGAGCTTCTGGGAGTCGCCAGTCTGCAGCTCGGTATCTATGGGGTGTTCAACGACGGTGGGCAATGGGATAGCCGGAGGCTGACTAGCGTGCCAGGCAGCCTCGGCGTGGTCGAGTTTGGCGGATAGTTCCGCGTCGAATTGCCGTTTGCGAATAGCGAATGGAGTCAGCGCTTTTTTGCTTTCAGCAGGTTCAGCACCTGGAACAGGAGTTGCACGATGCTGTTGCTCTTCAGCGGTGACAGCGCGATCAGTTCGCTGACGGCAGCCACGACGATCCAGAAGGCGGGGTGGTTAAGGAAGTCCATGGAAATAGGACGTTTTGTGTAAGTCTAGCGCTAGGTATGCTAAGTAGCCCGTCTGTGCTGTTTTCCTCGCTACCGTTTAGCTAGTCGAAGCCCCAAGTGGACTACATCGACGAGCACCACGGCTTTGTGAGTAAACGCGAGGCCAAGGCACGGTTTCGTGAACAAATCCTTAAGGGCTGGGATTACAGATGTGCGTATTGCAGAGAACATCTGGGCAAGAATGGAACGCTTGATCACGTGCGTCCCAAGTCAAAAGGCGGTGAGACAAACTTAAGTAATTTGGTTGCGTGTTGTTTTTCTTGTAATACAAAAAAGTCCAGTAATGAGTGGAAAGAATGGTTTAGAGCGCAAGACTTTTGGGAGCCGCATCTAGAAGATGCGGTTAGCTGGTGGATCAGCTAGGTAGGTGGCTTTCTGGTAGCCAGCCCCAGTTTTGAGCGTACATGTAGGCTACGTACTCGTCTTCGCAGTAACGGCACATGCTGTTACGGCAGACGCGGTAATAGGTGTTGCCCCAGTCGTTTTCGAGGCGGTCGATCGTAAATCCTTGTCCGATGTCACGGGAATCGACGACGCCGCTCACGAGTCTTCAGCAACGGGGACGCGCTTCAAGCATAGTTACTCGCTGCTCCACGCCATTAAGACGTGAAAAAGTTTCCTTGCGGTCTTCTTTGATGTCCGTATGCAGCACCTCTAACTGGGTGGCAATATGCTCCACGGCAGCGGTCAGTCTGATTACAGCTTCACGTGCTTCATCGTTGCGACGGCTAAAGCCCATCGCGCCCATCGCGGCAACGGAGATCGACGCTCCAGCAATAGCAGCGATGACCTCGATCATGTAATCAGTTTAGCGACCCTGGCCGCGCAAAGGTTTCTTACCTCTGCGTCGGGGACGGCTACGTTGCCCATACCCTTGACGGGTAGTTTTTGGCGGACCGGGCTGGTGCTCGATCCGCGCTGTACCGGCCTTTGCCTTTACTGCCACGGCGTTCCGCTGGCCTTGCTGGGATGGTGCTGCTCGTCAAGCTGTGCCTGCAGGGCGGCTTCGATCTCGGTCACTTTCTCGGCACCGAAAGCATCCTTGACCCAGCCGATCACCAGCTCTTCGGTCAGGTCAGCAAACGGGATCAGCTTGTCTGGGCGCTCGAAGCCCAGTGATCCGTATGCGCCGCTGCTGTAGGTGCCGTCTTCGGCGGTGACGGTATAGTGGGCGGTCATCACAAAACCGTCAGCGGTCTCGCGCTCCAGGTTGGCGATGCGCCAGGTAAAAGTAGTGGCCATGCAATGCCTTGATTCAGTGTCAATGTATCAGATTTCAGGCATTGCGTACTCCTGTGTGGTGTTGCAGTAATGCTTAAAGATGACCTCGCTGGTATTGCCAGCCCAGGCTGCTACCTGCGGCACCGGGATGCCGGCTTCGATCCAGTGGCTGATGGCCGTGTGCCTGCAGTCGTATGGCCGGTAAAGGTGTGAGATCAGGCCTGCCTGATGCAATGGCTGCAGCTTCTTGCGGAAAT